AGATCCGCCGACTCCTCAGCGCGCGCAGGTTGAAAGTCACCGCGAAAGACAAACGCGTGGAGCGTGCGGCCGAGGATAGTTCGGTTCGTGTGCGGGTTATCGACGCCAAGTGCGCGGAGTTGCAGAACCGAAGAGCCGCGTAAACCCTCCCATGAAGGCCGAGCGCGGCGACGTTGTAATCATCGCGTTTCGGTCGGATCACACAATCCTGCCAGTCATCGGCAAAGTTCAAATGGTGTACCCCGACCGTAAGGGCAATATGCTGTACGAGGTCCAATACTGGAATTCGACGATCAGCCTGGAAGTGCCCGAATCCGATGTCCTCAAGGTTTTGGTCAAGGCTGGGTAATTCCGTGATACCCGAGATCCTCCTGATGGTCCTCCTACTGGCCGCCCTGGTAGCACTGGCGATCGCGCATCGAAAGATCGACCGGCTGAGGTTTGAACTGGATGCTCATTCCGAAGTGGGCAATCGGCAGTTTCGTTTGCAGTGGCGGTCAATTCGGCCTGGTGAGGATTGGCACGTGTACCGCGGGAAGCTTCAGGACGCGTTTGACCGGTGGGCGGCCGAGTTGACGGCCGGGCAGGTTGCGAAATGACACTGATCGACAAAGCCGGCGAACGCACCTGGTGTCCGACGCATCAGCGCTTGCATAGCGGGAAACGGTGTCCCGGCTGTAAAGCGACCAGCACACCAAATCCTGGTCAGCCTACGACCATGCGCACCCTTCGCCTTTCTGGCCGCCTCGCAGAGATTGAGGCCTGGAATTTAGAAGGACTCCGAAGACGTGAGGCTCGTGGATGAAGTCGCGGTCTACGTCTATTACACACACCCCGACAGAAAACTTGCGGGTTCCCGCTCGAAAAATGGCGGGTCAAAAGCGGTTTGGGATGCTCCCAGCAGACGTAATGGCCAATCCAAGGATCAGCTTAGGCGCCAAAGTTATTTTCGCGGCCATGGCAATGGAATCATACTCATCCGGTGAGTGCAAGATCAGTAATCAAGCGATTGCCACCTTGATAGGCGCCGCCCGCATGACCGTTTCGAATGCGATAGCCCAATTGCAAATGGAAGGACTGATCGAACCAATTGGCGAACCTGTAAAGCAGATTCAGCACTATCGACTTTTGCACCCGAAATTCGCTGTCTCGCTGGGCTCCAGTGTGGAAGCGGCGGCCGACCCGTTGCTGCACAACTGCGCGAAGTGCGGGCAGCTTCGAAGGGTCAACAAGGCCTGTGTCTGCTACTCCTGTGTCAGGAAGATGAATGCGGCGGCAAAGATCGCCCAGCAGATCACCGAAATCAAGGGGAGCATTGAGAGGCTGACGGCATGACTGTCCTCGTTTAGCACGTTCCAAACAATGAAACCCCCAAGATCATGCAAGCGCTGCGGCGTTAGCGTAGCGGTGTGCACCGAATGGCCTCGTTATGCGAAGAACGGCCGGCTGAAACACTTCTGTTGTCCATGCGATGCGGTGGTAGACGAATGGCGCCAGGCTGTTGCGTCGGCGAAGGCGCGGGGCTATAAGAGCGTGGCAAACACACCGGAGTATAAACGGCGGGAGAGAGAAGCTGAAGCCCAGAAGAAGGGGCTTAGCATCGCGGCATATGTCCCGAACTGTGAGCAGCGGCGCATCGCGGCTATGAAGCGAGTCGAGCAGGCATCCGATAAGCTTCGCCTGAAATTCGCCAAAGACTGGATGAAGCCATTTCGGGTCCAGTTCGAAGCAGACAAGTACAAGTTCGATGCTGATCATCGAGAACGCAGAAAGAGTTCTTTCAGGGAGCGATACAGCAAGAGCGCTGAGAGTCAGAGGGCCCGCGTTGCCGCCTACAAACTCGCGCATTCGGATCTCAACAACGAATGGTCTCGCACCCGAAACGAACGTGTAGTCATGCAGTCGGATGGCACGCTGACGGCCGCTGTGATTTCCCAGTTGAAAGCGGGCGCAGTTGAGTGCGCGTACTGCGGGGTGTCTCTTGAAGCTGTCGAAAAGCAAACAGACCACATCGCGCCGATTTGTTACGGCGGCGAGCATTCGGTTCGCAACGTGGTGATCTGCTGCGCTCCCTGCAATGGACGAAAGGCACGATTGATGCCGCTCGAATGGCTAGAGCGATCTCCCGTCCAGCACCGCGCAAGAATCGAAGCACTTTACCGGGCAAGGTCGATTGGCGATGAGGGTAAGCCAGAGGGCGTTGACCTAGATTTATGTAATGTATTTAACGGGTCCCTTTGAGGATCGATTTCCGTGCAGGTGATCTTGTTTTCATCAAAACACCGGATTGCAGTTTAGTTTTTGAGTAGGTCAGTTGGTCAGTTGGTCGAGTACGGATGGGATTGAGCCAAAGAGACTATGCTGCGCACCGGAAGACTTTAGGGCTTCGCGGTACCACTCTTAAGGCGATTCAGGATGCTCTGGCCGACGGGAGAATTCAGAGAGGATCGGATGGCAAGATTGATCCGACCGAGGCAGACAGGCTCTGGCATGAGCGTACTTCCGTTGCAAAGCAGCGAAAACAGCGTACCCGCCAGCAATCGGCAGCCTCATGCGTTCCAGCCGGCACTTCCCGTGGCGAGCCCGATGGCGAAGATAAGTCCTTCTTTGAGGCGCAACGACGTGAGGCTTGGATCAAGGTGCAAGACCGAGAGATTGACCTCGCAAAGAAAAAAGGCTCCGTGGTGGAGCTCGCCGCTATCAACGATTGGGCGCTGGGGATGATTAAGAAATGCAAGGAAGAGTTGCTCCGGATCGGGCCGGAACTTCGGGACCGGTTGGCGCAAGAGGCAGACCCCACCGCGTGTGAACAGCTGGTGATGCAGCGTATAAAGCGAGCGCTCCATGCGCTCGCAGAGTATAAGCACGCGTGACCGTAGAAGCCCTCACGTTAGAGTGGCAAAAGGCATGGATACCGCTGGAGCGGATGGGCCTGGCGGATTGGGCTGAGAAAAACTTTCATCTTTCCCCGGAGTACTCTGCTGTCACCGGCGAGTTGCGGCTGTACGGCTGGCAGAGGGAAATATTCAACAGCTTCACTGATCCAACTGTGAATAAGATCGTGCTCAAAGTCGGAACCCAATTGGTAAAGACGCTCTTCATTCAGGCGGCGCTGGCCTACATCATTGCCGAGATGCCGGGGCCAACTTTGTTCGTTCAGCCGAAAGAGAAAGACGCTGAGGACTTCTCGAAAGAGCGGTTGGAGCCAATGCTGCGGGATAACCCGCTACTCCGCGGGATGATCCCGGAAGGAAAGTCACCACGAAACCTGACCACCTTCAAGCAGTTCCCAAACGGCGCCCTAACAATCGTCGGCTCGATCGTTCCCGGCAATATGGCTCGCCGTTCGATTCAGTATCTGATCGGTGACGAAATCAATAAGTATCCGCGGTCGGCCGGCAAGGAAGGTTCCCCACTGCTGCTCGCCGAAGAACGCGCCGCCACATTCGGCAGCCGGGCCAAGATCATTTATGCGTGCTCGCCAACTCATCCAGATGGACTGATATCGCAGGAATATGAACTCAGCGATCAGCGCCAACCCTGGGCCTGTTGCCCGCACTGCAACCATTCCCAGGTGCTGCAATGGATACAGGTCCGCTTTGACAAGAAAGGAACGATTGAGGAGCGGGCCGAAAGCGCGCGGTACTACTGCGAGCAGTGCGACCGTCCGTGGAACGACAACCAGCGCTGGAAAGCCGCGGAAGCCGCAGAGTGGATTGGGTCGCGGCCGTTCACCGGCACTGCTGGCTTCTGGATCTCGCACCTTTATTCCCCACACAAGACCTTGGCGAAAATAGTCTCGGCCTGGCTGCGAGCTGCGGAATCCGGGTCTATAGAAAACATTCAGGTTTTCAAGAATACCAACCTCGCTGAGGATTTTCGAGAATCGGGCGACGCTCCGGAATCGCAGCGGTTATACGAGCGTCGGGAGCGATACAAGATTGGCACCGTGCCGGCGCGGGCTCTATTCATAACGGCCGGCGTCGACGTTCAGAAAGATAGACTCGAAATCTCCATCTACGGATGGGGTCGAGGTGTTGAGAGTTGGCTGGTGGACCATATCGTCCTGAATGGTGACCCTACCCAGACCGCAAGTATCCGGCTTGAGAACGGATCCATCCAGAAACCAGTTTGGGACCGCCTGACCGATCTTCTCAATTCAACGTGGATACATGAATCCGGAACACATCTTTCTTTGATGCGGCTTGGAATTGATTCCGGGTACGCCACCAACGAAGTCTATCGCTGGGCAAGGCAGCAAGGCTCAGCGCGCGTCCTACCTCTTGATCCGCACGGCCGTGAGACGGCAGCGATAGTAGGGCAACCCAGCCCAGTGGATGTCACGGTTGGCGGTCGCAAGATTAAACGCGGGATTAAGGTGTGGCCTGTCGCTGTCAGCCGGTACAAGTCTGAGTTCTATGGTTTTCTACGGCTGGATATGCCTATTGATGGTGAGCTCAAGCCAGGCTACTGCCACTATCCCGACATGGATATTCCCTTCTTCAAACAATTAGTGGCTGAGGAGTTGGTCTCTAAAACGAACCGGGCGGGGTTTCACGCTGCTGAGTGGCAGAAAACGGGCCCAAATGAGGCTTTGGACTGCCGAAATTATGCGCGAGCCTGCGCATCTGTTGTTGGCATCGACCGATTCAGGGACCATAACTGGAAGACGCTGGAGTGGGCAGTGGCAAAGAAAGTGGTAGTGGAACAACAAACAGCGGCCATCGAAACCTCCACACTCCCCACCACGCCGATCACGGTGAAGCCCAAGAAGCGCACTCGACAGATAGCTGGACCTACGCACGAATTTGGCCGTGGCAGCTGGTAGAAGATGCCATACACCTCTACAGATCTCGAAGTCATCATCGCCAAGCTGGAATCTCGGCTTAGTAGCGGAGTGGCAAGGATCACATTCGAGGGCCGTAGCACAGAATATTCCAGCCCGAGTGAGATCCAGAAAGCGATCCTGTACTTCCGAGGCCTATTGGGTGGCGTAGTCGCCGGCGAGACCGGCACACCACGAAATAGGGTTACGCGGATGTATTCAAACCGCGGATTTTAGTCGCCGAGCAACAGCCCCATGATTGAAACCCTCCGCAGCCTGGCACTAGCCGCTGGACACGCCGACATCGTAGCGCCTACAAAGCGCATGGACGTGTCTGCATACCAGGGAGCGGCCATCACCCGCCGCACGCGGTCATGGAGTCCGGGAAACGCGGGCCCGAATCTACTACTGGCGGAAAACGGGGAGCAACTCCGGCGACGTGCGCGCGCCACGGTTCGAAATAATGCATGGGCGGCGAACGGTATCGAGTCTTGGTGTGGGAACTGCGTCGGTACCGGCATCGTTCCGCAGCCACAACATCCGAATTTGACGACGCGTGATCAAATCCGCTCCGATTTCGAGCGATGGACAGACGAAAGCGACGCGGCCGGAATCAGCGATCTTTATGGCCAGCAATACCTCATAGCTCGTGAGGTCTTCGAGGCGGGCGAATGCCTCGTTCGTCTGCGGCCGCGGCTACCGAAGGACGGGCTTACGGTGATGCTGCAGCTACAGATCCTTGAATGCGAGCACTTGCCCTTCAATTTGAACTCGACACTCGAGAACGGCAACATCATCCGCAACGGAATCGAGTTTAACGGTATCGGAAAGCGAGTTGCCTACCACCTCTACCGGTCCCATCCCGGCGAGCTGGCCGAAGGAATGAACTCGGGCGAGATTAGCCGGGTACCTGCAGAGTTCGTTCTTCACATCTACAATCCGATCCGCGCCGGACAGCACCGCGGCCAGACCATGCTGACCCAAGTAATGGTCCGCCTGGAGGAGTTGGACAAATACGAAGACGCCGAACTGCTGAGAAAGCAGATGGCGGCGATGATTACCCACATCATCAAGCAGGTCAACCCCGAAGATCCCATCAATATGGGGCAGGCCGACACCCCAGACGATGACGGCACGCCAATCGAACAGATCCAACCTGGTTCAACGGTAAAGCTGCTGCCCGGTGAAGAGATCGAGGTATCCAAATTCGCTGATGTCGGCGCAATGTTCGTCGAATTCATCAAGCAGAACCTGTATGCGATAGCGGCCGGCATGGGCATCACGTACGAGATGCTCACGGGAGACCTGAAAGGAGTCAGCTATTCGAGTATCCGGGCAGGTTTGCTCGAATTCCGCCGTCGGTGCGAGCGTTTCCAGCATCAGGTGATGGTGTTCCAGTTCCTTCGTCCCATGTGGAAGGCCTATATGGACGCGGCGGCTCTTTCTGGGACGATCAACGCGCGGGAATATGCAACTCATCCGGAATGGTACTTGAATGTCATCTGGCAGCCGCCTAAATGGCCTTGGGTCGATCCTCTTAAGGACTGTGAGGCCGAGGCTTTGGCCGTGCGTAATAATTTCCGGTCGCAGACCGACGTTATCAACTCGCTTGGCGAAGACCCTGAGCGTGTACGACGGCAAATTGCAGCGGATAACGCGGCAAATGACGCGCTCGGCTTGACGCCAGATTCCGACGCACGCAAATCACTGAAAGCCCCAAGCGATTCGGCAGCGGTTGGCAATGCAAAGGCTACCGCACCGCCGAAGTTTCCGAGCGACCAAGCTGCGGCCATCCACTGAGCAGGAAAACTATGAAAAATATCAAGAACAAGGTCGCGGCCGAAGTGGAGGAAGTCGAAACGCCGCTTGAAGCCGAGCTGGCAACCCGGAATCCCTACTTCGACAACCTACTCGCTGAACAGCAGCGCCGGGCGTTACTACCCGAAGACCTCGCGCGGGTCCAGGCTGCACAGGAGGTGGCTTCCGAATGAGAATCACGCACCCCCACGTAGCATCGCTGCTTTTCAACCGGCCGCTACTCCTGCACCGTTCGAAGTTGGATGTCATCCTTGCCGGGATCATGCCGCGAATCGGCATGGCGCCGGTGATAGTGCAAGCGCCGACAGAAACCGCTGAGCGCCCGGCCATGGCGAACGAAGATGGGATCGCGGTAATCCAGGTCTTCGGCTCGATGGTGAAGCGAAGTGCCGGCATGGACGCGATGTCCGGTCTTACTTCGTACACCGAACTCGAGGAGGAGATTCTTGACGCCGCCACGGACCCGGCCATCAACGGAATCTTGCTCGAAGGAGATAGTTGCGGAGGCGAGGCGAACGGCGCGTTCGATTTGTCCGACCTCATTTACAAAGTCCGCTCAATCAAACCGGTCTATGCAGTCGCCAACGACGATGCCTTGAGTGCCGGTTACCTACTATTGAGTGCGGCAGAAAAACTGTTCATCACACAAACCGGCTTGGTTGGCTCCATCGGCGTGATCGCGGCCCATTGCGACCAATCGCAGTACGACGAAGAAGAAGGATTCAAATACACAGTCGTCAGTTTTGGCGACCACAAGGCGGATTTCAATCCACACGCCCCGCTCAGCGAAGAAGCTCTCTCGTGGCTGACAGCTGATGTCGATCGGCTCGGCGAAATGTTCGTCGCCGCAGTCGCCAGGAATCGCGGAATTGACGCGGCAGCAGTGAAGGCGACCCAGGCAGGGTTGTTTGCCGCCACGAGAAATGGCGAGATGGTTTCCGCCATTGAAGCCGGGTTGGCGGACCAAGTCGGAACTCGGTCCGATGCAATCGCCGCACTACAGGACCGCGTCTCGGGCAAGAAGCGAATGACGGGCTCGGCCCGCCAAAGAATCGCAACGGCCGCACTACCAGCCGTCGAAACCAAAATTTCAGAAGCACCACCAGCGTCGGTATCCGCCGCTGCAAATCCAAAGGAGGCCCCAAAAATGGCCGAACCAAACGTTGCGGATGCCAACAAGCCGAATCCGCCAGAAACCGCCGCAGCTGCTGCTCCCCCTGCGGCTCCCCCAACTCCTCCGGTGACTGCTCCCCAAGCGGCACCAACGCGGCCGGTCACCAGCATGAGTGCCCATGAAATGCAGAATCTCAACGATCTCTGTATGATCGCGGGCAAGCCAGCCGCTCTCGCCGGATTCATCTCCCGCGGCTTGACCTTTGACGCGGCCAAGGCCGAATTGATCAAGGCGCGCGTCGAAGCGGCGGGGCCGGAGATCCAATCCCAAGTACTGCCGGATGCTGGCACCAAGCCGACTTCCGGTCCAAATCCCCTGAAGGCGGCCTGCGTAAGGCTCGCCGGACAAAAGGCGGTGGCCTAAATGGCAATCCTGACTGAACTACTCACCCCGGGCGATGTCTTCAAGTTTGAGGACGGCGCCGAGGCTCTTTACTCCCGCGATAATGTCACGGTGCTCAGTGGGCAAAATCTACTGATCGGCACCGTCGTTGGCAAAATCGCACTCGGCGCGGCCACTTCGGCTGTTAAGGCCAGCGGCGCTAACACGGGCAACGGGACCCTGGTGCTTGATGCAACCACCCCGGTGCTCGCAAACGCTCAGGCCGGCCTGTACCAGGTCCGGATCACCGTGGCGGGTACGAATTCGTTCACCGCGCGTGTCTACGATCCCACAGGTGACAGCCTGGGAGACATTTCCGTCTCGGGCTCGGGCGCATCCGGTACGTTCTCCGACCAGATCAAGTTCGCCATCACCGACGGCGGAACGGACTTCATCGTGGGCGACGGTTTCGATGTGACGATCGCGGCCGGTTCGAACAAAGTGGCTGCGGTGGCTGCTGCTGGGACCAACGGCACCCAGGTCGCGGCGGGCATCATGTTCAGTTCGACTGACGCGACCTTGGGCGACGCCAGAGGCGTGATGGTGGCACGTGACGCCATCTACGCCGATGTCAAGGCTATCTGGCCGGTAGGTGCCAGCGCAGCACAGAAGGCGATTTGGGCCGCACAGCTCGCCTCGGTCGGAATCATTCCACGGGTGGGGGTCTAACCAATGCCGCAAATCAATCCTTTCGCTCCCGATGCTTTTAACCTGGTCAGCATGACCGAGAGCATCAACATCTTCCCGAACAAATACGGGATGCTTGAAAAAATGGGAATCTTCGGGGCTCCCATCGGAACCCGCTCTAACGTGGCGCTGATCGAGCGTCGCAATGGTGTCTTGACCCTCGTACCGAGTACACCACTTGGTGGCGCGCCGCCGGTCAACGTGACCGGCAAGCGGGACATGGTGACGGTGCCCATTCCGCACCTGCCCATTACCGATATGCTACTACCCCAGGATGTACAGGGGCTCCGTGCGTTCGGGACCGAGAACCAACTCGAAACCATGAGCAGTCTCATGGCCAGCAAGCTCCAGAGTATGAGCAGCAAGCTGGACATCACGCTCGAGTACCTGCGCATGGGAGCCCTGAAGGGGATCGTGATTGATGGGGACGGTTCAACCGTCCTTGTCAATCTGTTCACTGCCTTCGGCGTGACTCAGCAGGTCCAGAACATCGTGTTAAGCAGCAGCACCACCGACGTTGGGGCTGCTGTGGTCAACATCAAGCGCTATCTCGAGGACAACCTAAACGGCGAAACGATGACGGACATTGTCGTTCTCTGTTCTGGTGGATTCTGGGATGCGCTCATCTCTCATCCGAAGGTGGTTACCGCTTACACATATTGGATGAACCAGCCGAATATTATGCGTGACGATCTGCGGGTGGCAGGCTTCACCTATCAGGGAGTGACTTTCGTGGAATATCGCGGAAAGGCGTCTCTTCCGGGTGGCGGCGGTGTCGTCAACTTCGTGCCGGCGAACGAGGCGATTGCAATCCCGCTCGGCACGCAGGATGTGTTCAAGACCTACTACGGTCCCGCTGGCTTCAATGAGACCGTGAATACGCTCGGCCTGCCGAAATATGCGAAGCAGGAAGAGCGACGCATGGGACAGGGATGGGATCTGTGGGCGGAATCCAATCCGCTCGCGATCGCCACTCGTCCCGACTTGCTCGTGAAAATTACCAAGTCCTAACGATCCCTCCACAAACTGACTGGGCCGTCCGGCAATCCCGGCGGCCCGACTTTTTCAATCCATATTTGGAGGAATCATGAAGCGAGCAATCCTACTTTCGACGCTCATCTGTATCGCGATGTCCCTGTCCGGGCAGGACGGCGAGCGGTTCGGCGCCACGGCATTCGATATCGACCCCACGCCGGTTCCTGCGGTCCTCACCACCGTAATTGGAACAACTGTGTACTTGCGCGAGGTCACCCTGACCAACATTACTGCCTCCGACGTCACCTGCCTCATCCAGGATCGACAGACGACGCCAAGGGCTGTCTATAACAACGTGGTGAAGCCGGGGCTCTACATCATGCAGTTCAACGGGCGCAAAATGCCAAACGGAATTTCCTGGAATTGCGCTGATTCTACCTCGGTCATCGGCTACGTACAGGGGACGAAGTAGACTATGAGCCGATTTGATAGCGACGTTTCGGACCTCAATGCAGCCTGCCTGGATGAATTCGGAGATGAAGTCCTGTATACGCCGTCTGTCGGTTCACCCTTCACAATACCCGCCATCGTGGATATCAGCGAACGGGCTCAATTGATCGAACAGGGTAGCGCCGGGACCGCCTGGGCGATCCTTAACAGCTTTGTGACGCAGCCCAAAAGCGGGGACGTCGTGACGTTCGCTGGTGTCGATTATCGCGTGTCCTACGATCCCACCCGCAAGCTGGATGGCTCCGGTGGGGCGATCCCAGGCAATGACGGCGTGACTTTGGTTCTGCGGCGCATATGATCTCCACCTCAATAAAAATTTCCGGGACTCAGCCACGCGTTCGCGCCGCGTCTTTCTCCACGTTTCAAATGCAAAGACTCGCCGACGTGGGCCTACGCGCCGTAAAGTCCCGGGCAAAGGCTGGAATCGGCAGCGATGACACAGCCATGCCGCCATTAACGCGCGGATACGCGGCCGTAAAAAGCCGCAAGGGCGGCGCTCCCCTCCGCGATCTCCATTTGACTGGCGACATGCTCAACAATCTGACCGTCAGGGCAGTCAACGAGCAGAACGCCCGCATTGCTTTCACGGAGAGCCTGGCGCGCACGAAGGCACTTGCGAACGAACAACTCTATCCGTGGCTTGGGTGGGCTCCGAGCGACGTTCGGGCCGTGCTAGCCGAAGCGCAAAAGCTCCTGAAGGATTCCGTCTCTGCCACTGTCGGCGGCTATAAATCATTTCGTCGCGCAGCCTAAATGGTAAGTACCAGAAAAGCAGTGCGGGATGCGATCATCGCCATTCTGGCGGCGCCGTTGACGGGGTTCAATGCCGGGCTCGCTGCGGTAGCGTCCAGCTATGGAGTAACCCCGTTCACGATTGACTGGAGCGCGGGCTCTAAGCAACTATTTCAGGGCTATCTTCTGCCGGATCAGATCGAGCTTTCGCAAGTGATCGTATACCCCGCGTGCGTTGCCTACACGACCTTCACCCAGAATCAGAATCTTGAGAAATTCCGCAGATTCTCTGGAATTGTGACACTCAATCTGGACTTTTATGTGGACTTCCGGACCGGCATCGAAGTGGATCAGACTGACGACCTGCCGGACGCAATTGAGGATGCGATAACCGGCATCATCAATCAGCCGCTGCTGAACCTTCCTTCGAATATCGCCTGGAATGGCGGTATCGAATGCGCGCGTGAGCCAGTTCGACTCTTGCAAGACGGGTGGTTTCAACGCTGCCCACATCAACTTATTTTCGAGGTGGACGTATGATCGTTCGATTTATTGGAACCGTTGCGGAAATAGGATTCGGGTCAGTGGCCGACTTCAAATATTTTGGCCAGTCTGCGGATCTCCCCGAATCTCTCTACAGGGAGGCCGTGCTCGGGAGTTGCGGCATATTGCCGGAGCCGGACTTCAACGCGATCGGATTCACACCCCAGGAGCTGAAGCTATACGCGAATCCCGGCGCCCGGCAGTCCGCGCCAGACGAATTCAGAGCAAAGTACAAGCGGGCGATCGACAAGCTCCATGCGAATCGCGAGGCCCTCGAGAATCCCCCGGTGCAGCCTTCGAAGCTGGCACCAACTCCGGCAACTCCGCAATCCAGCGCGCCAAAAAGCTAATCCAACACAACCCAAACCAGTCTTCAGGAGATCAGCACCATGGCTTCCGTAAATTCCCAGAATCAGGCTTGTTACGTCCAGAAAGAAACCGCCTTTGCGACCATCCCGAATTCCACGGGAACGGCCACTGTTGGAAATAGCAACGCGTGCCGCATCATCAAACTCGGAACCGATCAGGTACAGAACCTAATCGATCGGCCCGACAAACTTCCAACGCTTGATTTCACTATCGGTATTGGCGGAAGGAAGAGCGCTCAATGGAACGCGTCGATGTCGCTCGCCGGGAGTGGGGTGGCCGGTACGAAGCCTGACTGCGATCCGTTTCTAGAGGCGCTATTTGGGAAAGCGGCGGTAGTTGTAGCCTCCACCTCCGTGACGTACGATCCGGACGACACGAGTCCGACGCTATCGATCTACAACTTTCGCAAGCCGTCCACTGCTTCCCAGGCCTGCGCATTCGGCTCCATCGTCAATAGTGGAAAGTTCTCGTTGGGACAGGACGTCGACACCGTTGAGTTCGGCGGCGAGTCT